AAGGCAAATAATGTAAAATTTGAAACTTCAAAGACTCCTATCGTTGGTGCTTCTACTGATAGAGTCGGAAATTCTGCATCTACGTTATTTTTAGTTTCGGGTTCTACCACTAGACAGAAAGGTAAAATTGCTTCTAGTAAGGTTTCTGGTAGTAATCTAGCTTCTGAGGTTCAGGTTCATACGAATCCATATAAGAAGGATGATGGAGTTAAGGCAGGAAAAAATGGTGCTACTTTTATAATTACATCAATCACCGAGCCGGAAGCAAGTCAGGGAAGTGGAAGTGTATTAAATACTGGTGATACTCAATATAGTATATCTGGAGATGTCGATCATTTTCCAAAAACATTTATTGTACAATATATAAATAGATATAACTAGGGGAAATAAATGGGCGTTGAAGACAACTATTATCAAATATCAGGTTTAACTCATACATCCACATTCTACGAATGGATGTCAAAAGAAAATACAGATATTATACCAAAATTAAATCTCATGAAAATTTATGGGGTTAGTGCTGGTAGTAATATGGAAGTTACTATAGGTAGCACCGGCAACTCATTCGACGCCGGTGATGCAGTTATTAGCCTACCCGGAACTATAAGTGGCATAACTGTGTCTGGAGATTTGATTGTAGATGGTAATGTATTTTTCTCTGGTAACTCTGCAGACAATCCTTTTGTGAGCACTACAACTAGATTTGTTTCTTCTGCAGCCGGAAGTACAAATGGATTTGAGATTGGTGATGTAGTAAAAACAACAGCACCTGGATTCTTAGGAGCAACTGTTGGTATAACCTTTGCAGTTGCAGATACCGCTTCCAACTCATCTTCAGTTGTAGGACTAGTCAAGGAAGTAGCAAGCACACACATTGATGTTGTAAACACAGGTTTAATTTCTGGTCTAACTGGAATTACAAGTGGTAATGTATATTATCTAAGTCCTACTGTAAGAGGTGCATTTACAGAAACCAAACCAGGTACAGTTGGTCATATTGTAAAACCGATGATAGTCGCAGTATCCGGAACACAGGCAGTTGTTATAAATCAACTTGGTATTGAAAATGTTGCTGGTATTACAGGTGATACTGGCGCAACTGGTGATGTTACCGATCCGATCTTCGTATCGAAAAATCAAGTAATCAACTCAAATTATGATGTATGGCAAAGAGGAACTCAATTCACTTCTTCTACTGGTTCCAGGTATTTTGCTGATAGATGGGCGTACTTTACTAATACGAGCGGTTCTACTTCGCCATCAACAACGATTTCAAGGCATGGATTTACTGCAGGACAAACCACAGTACCAGGCAATCCGGTGTATTATGCAGGAATAACATTTACTCATGGTGTTTCTGGTATTTCTGCTGGTGCGGGCGAGTTTGCAGGAATTGAGGCAAGAATAGAAAATCCCGCAAAATTCTCAAATGAAACCATACACGTTGATGCATTCCTTAAAGGAAGCACTGGAGCCACATTAGACTTTTATCTAAGAAGAAGTCAAAATGGTACTACTTATGATATAGAAGAGTTCAATGCATCACATAGAATTAGCACAGTTTGGCAAGAATTTACTTCTGATTTTAATGTTGGTGCTCTGGGTAAAACTGCATCTATTGATACGTCTACAGGATATGTCGCAGTTGGTGTTAAGATTAATAATTTACCAACAGCAAATAGCATCGACATTTCAGGTCTTCGAGTTTTCTCTACACAAGGCAATACACTCGCAGGAAATCCACACAGAGAAACAACAGATCCTCTAGAAGAATTGGACAAATGCTCTAGATTCTACCAGAGGTCGTATGATCTAAATGACACAGATGGATCAGTAACAACAATTAGTTACTTTGTTCCAGATTTTAGTTCGGTTAGATATACAGTAACACCAACACCAGGCAGTACTGGTGGAATTGCAACTCTATCCGAATATTATCATGACTTCCCTGTTACAATGAGAGCAACACCCACAGTTTCTATATACTCCCCTCAGAGTGGTGTTGCCACAGATGGTTATAATAGAAGTGCCAATTTAGACGTTAGATTGACTAGTGGTACTAGAGGATATAATAACACACAAAGAATTCACCAATCAGGAGGTTCTACCATATTGACTACACCGGCATCTGATGGTATAATATTCCATACAATATCGGGTGCAGTTGTTTTAGATGAAATATTTGTACATTACGTTGCAGATGCAGATTTTAGTATATAATGGAGATTTAGTATGGAACTTAATTTTTCGAACATCAAGTCTTTTGCAAAGTCTATGGTGTCTAGAGGTCTGTCTGATAAAAAAATAGAACCTTTTAGTAAAAAACTAAGAGTTCTAAGTTGCTTTGGTAACGAAGAAATGCCTCCGTGTGAACATTTGTCGGAAAGTAAAACTGAAGGTAAGTATTATTGTGGTGGTTGTGGGTGTGGTGATCGTAGAGGAACTTGGTTAATTTCAGATGCAGACGAGTATAGTAAATTAGATTACCCATCTCTGCAGTGTCCTTTAAAAATGCCTGGATTTACTAATTATGAAATGAGTTCTGCAGATGAATCTGTATCTCCAATTACAAGAAGATATTTCATAGAACAAATGAAAAATGAAGAGGTTGAGTCTGTAGTGGTAACTAGCATTGATATACCAGAAAAGCAAAAAAAGGCAATACAAGAGGCAATTAGAAATAAAAATGCAAAAAGTGAAGAAGAGTAAGCCATAAATACTAATGGAGGTAATTATGGCAGCTCCTAATTCAAAAGAAACTTTAATAGATTATTGCTTTAAACGTCTAGGATCTCCTGTTATAGAGATCAATGTAGATTATACACAGGCAGAAGATAGAGTTGATGATGCAATGCAATTCTTCACAGAGAGACATTTTGATGGTGTGGAGCGTGCATATTTTGCTCATGAGGTAACAGCAGCAGACAAGACGAATGAATACATATCCACCAATGACTTGGGACCTATAAATGGTCCTACTGGTGATGCACCAACCGGAAATGATATAGTAAGTGTTCTCAAAGTCTTTCAATTCGGTCAATTTGCAAACTTCAATATGTTTGACATTAGATATCAATTAGCTTTATCTGATTACTTTGGTATTAATAGGGGACTTCATGGTGCGGTTTCTCAGGGGTTGGCTTCTTACGATTCCACCAAGAGATATATTAATCTCATCGAGGATATGTTCCAACCAGAAAAAGCAGTTAGATTTAGTAAGGTAACAAATAGACTCCATCTGGACATGAAATGGAGTGAAGTTGATGCCGGTGATTATATCATAATAGAGGCATACGTTGCATTAGATCCTGATATGTTCACTGAAATTTACAATGACAAGTTGCTAAAAAAATATACTACTGCCCTGATAAAAAGACAATGGGGCTCTAATCTATCTAAGTATGATGGAGTTCAAATGCCAGGTGGTGTTGTCCTTCGTGGAGGACAAATAATGGCAGAAGCTCAATCAGAAATAGATAGAATAGAAATGGAAGTATATTCTCAGTACGAACTTCCTGTAGACTTCATGACGGGGTAATTAAATGGCAAAAAATCCCTACTTCTTAGATAATACGAGTGAACAGAGGCTCGTAGAAGATCTTACTGCAGAAACTATCCGATCTATGGGTAGAGATGTTTATTATATTCCTAGAGTTCTTTTTAACAAAGACAGACTTTTTGGTGAAGATCAAATAGCTAAATTTAAAGGCTCATATAAAATAGAAATGTATGTAAATTCTGTCAATGGTTTTGAGGGACAGGGTGATATTATTTCTAAATTTGGTATAGAATTAAAGGATAGAGTAGAACTAGTAGTATCTGCCAAAAGATTCAATGAAATAATAAGTAGAGCAGATGCATCTCTTGGAAGACCTAGAGAAGGAGATCTAATCTATTTTCCTCTAAGCGACACTATATTTGAAATTAACTTTGTAGAACACGAAAATCCATTTTATCCATTAGGAAAACGATATACATTTGTACTTTCATGTGAAGCGTTTACTTACTCACACGAAGACTTTGATACAGATCAAAGCTTCATTGATGATGTTCAAACAGAAAATTCAACTAATGGATTTGAAATATACTTCGACTCTGGCTTTACTCAGGACTTTGTTGTTGGAGAAACTGTTTTCCAGATTCTCAATAACGGAATTGATGGACCAACTGGAGTTAGTTTGAGTAATGCAACTGGAATCGGTAGAGTTTATGATTGGAATGGCTACACACATGACAACTTAATGTTAATGGGTGATCAGACAGGTACATTTAGTATAGCAAGTGGTCAGTATATTGTTGGTGCTAGTAGTGATGCAAGAGGATTGATTTCTAAGGCTGGTAGATTGGATATAATCCTACCAACAAGTCCTGTCACTGATACTGGACTGTTTGATAACATTGAGATAGAACGACTAGAACAATCAAAAAATATATTTGATTTTACTGATAAAGATCCATTCTCGGAGGGTAATTATTAATGTTCAATTACTACGACAATGAATCTATAAGAAAGTTAGTTATTGCTTTTGGTTCAATATTCAATGAAATATATGTAACTAGATCCGATTCTAGTGGCACAGAAACCCAGAGATTACGAGTTCCTTTCACATATGGCGCAAAAGAAAAATTTCTAAGAAGGTTGGAAGAAGAGAGTGGTATTACAGATAAAACCAAAACACAACTAACTCTACCTAGATTGGGTTTCGAGTTGGGAAGTATTGATTACGATCCGAGTAGACACTTAAATAAATTAAACAGAAGAGTGTCTAGAGTTCCGGGCGAAAATGCATCTATTAGTTTTCAAGAGGTTCCTTATAACATAGGTTTTTCTCTATATGCAT